TTTTCGGCGGCGTCCATGCTGATTGCCCCCGAGGCGAGCTCGCGCTTAAATTGACTGTGCGTGCGTTCGTGGACCACGTCGGCGGGGGTGGAGCCGAGGAAGAGCCTCGAAACGTCCTCATAGAGCCCGTCCCGGACTTCGCCGGTATTGGAGCCGAACACCTGGACATCCGCCGGGGATGTTCCGGCGGTGTAACCCGCCAGTCGCATCTGTTCTGCGACGGATTCCGGGCTGGCCTGGGATTCCATGTCGAGCGTCTGCTTGTTGGGCAGCACCTCCCATTTGCCCGAGTCCTCCTTGGCGGCATACCACGCCACCAAGTCGCGCACGGCCTGCGCGTTCCCGTTGGCCTCCCACGCGAGCCGGTCTTGGTAGGCCACGGCGGCGGCTTCCTCACTGGTGAACTTGGCGCTGACGGTGCCGTCGGGTTCGATCATGTGGATCTCGTTCCCCACCGGCTCCAAATGCGGGGCCTGCGGGTTGTTGGCAATCGCCTGCTCAGTCGCCACGCGCGCGTCTGCCGCCTTCTTCCCGGCGGCTTTGCTCTCCTCGGTGCGGTCTTTCCACGCCTGACGGAATGCGGCCTCTTTCGCGGCCGGATCGGGCATGGCGGCGATGCGTTCGGCGTCCGCTTGGAGAATGCCCGCCTCCATCATGGTTTGCGGGCTGGTGAGCGCGCGCGCCACGGCGCGGCTCTCCTTGAGGCTGCCAACCCCGGTGCCGAGAAGCGCCAAGGGGAGCACCGCCAGAAATGTTTCCAGACGGGACCCGGACCAGTCGCCCAGCTCCTTCTCCCAGTTTACCCCGGGAACGTCCTTGGAGAGCGCCGACGCGGTTTGCTGCACCACCGCCGGGGTGATGTCCTGGAGCCCCTCTTGGATGTTCTGCTCAAAGACGTTTGCCGCCCCTTTGATGGCGAACGAGCGCCAGAAAGAAGAGGTCGGATCGGTGACGAGGTCCACCAACCCCTTGGTGAAAGGAAGCTCTCCCAGGGTCGATTTGAGCTGGAACCGCTCCAGCACCGCTTGAATGCCGCCCGACACAAGCGCCATGGCGTAGCCTTTCTCCGGATTGATCTCGGGATGATCCAAGGTGAGCCGCTCAAACTCCTGGTTGACCATGCTGTTGGTCATCCATGCCATGCCCACGCCCGGGACGGCTGCGGCCATCATTTGCGGCACGGACCCGGCAAAACCGAAAGCCGCGCGTTCCACCACATCGAATATGCCGGTCATCACCGGCTTGACCGGATCAATCTCGTTCTTGGCCACCCGATCGAGCTCCATGGAGAGGCGAATCAGCGCGTCGGCTTTCTTGGCGTTGGCGAGCCGCTGTGCGCGTTCCTCGGGGGTGGCCGACCGCCACGGGCTGCCTGTGTAACTGCCGTCAGCCGATTCGATTTCACCGGGCGCAATCTTGGGCCCCAACGGACGATCCGGGTTCACAAAGAAATCGCGCCCGCTCTCCAGCTCCCGGATCTCCTTTTGCGCGTCCAGAAGCGTAAACATGCGGCTTGTGTTGGTCACCCGCAGCGGGTCGATGCCACGGAGGTAGGAAACCCCCATGTTTTTGAAGAACGCGCCGACTTGTTGCACCGCGCCCTGAGGGTTCTCGGGCTGGTTGTGCGCGGCGTAGGCGGTCAGCATCTGGAGCACGGCCTTGCGTTTTTCGGGCTCGGCTTCCATCAGCCGGGTGGCCGCCTCGAATGGCAGGTCCGCTCCCTGGTTGATTGCTTTGGTGCTGCGCTCGAGCGTGGATTTTACCGCGGCGAAAAGGTCCCGGTTCTCGCGGGCGACTTCGTAGGCCTTTTGGTAGGTGTCGCGGTATTGGGCGAAGTCCGCCCCCTCCTGCGCGGCGTCGTAACCCTTGGCGGTGTTTGCCTTTGCCTGCCAGTCCGTATAGGCGGAGTCGTAAACCGGTGCCCCGGCGTCAATGGCTTGGAGAAATGCGGCGCTGGTGGCGTCTCCCTTGCGCTTGGCCTCGAATGCCGCCCGGTCGTCGCGCTGCTGGAACTTGCCCTGAATGGCGGTGTAAAAGCCCAAGTCGTCCTTGGGGCCGTTGAAATTCTCGTTGGCGTATTGGTCGCGCAGCGTGTCGTAAACCGGCGCCACCCGGTCCAGGGGCATCTCGGTTGCATGCGCGAGAAACGCCATGTTGGCCGACTGCGCCCGGGCTTTGTTGGCGTCGGGAACGAAGGGGCCCAGCTGGGCCTGCATCTCCTTGGACCACTTGCCCCCGAGGGTTTCGACATCAGAAAAGAGCGGCCGGATCTGCGCTTCTCGCGCGCTGCGTTCCGCGTCGAGCCGCTTTTGGGTGGCGTCGTGCCATTCCTGAAGCTGCGGGCGGATTTGGTCCTGCATGGCCGGATCCGCTTGGGGAAACGCTTCGATGAGGATGGAAGCTTGCTGGTCGTCGATCATGATTAGGCTTTGCGGAAGTTGACCACGGGAACGCCGTCCTTGGCGTGCAGCCCTGAGGGGGAGAAGAAATCGAACCGGCCGCGCAGAGGGGGTAGCCCCAGTTTTCTGGCCTGCTCGTCGGTGGCGGTGTGGTCGGAGTATTGGCGGCGGACGGTGGAGCCGTCGGCGAGTTGAAGCTCCACCCAGTCGCCCTGCTTGATGCTCCGGAGTTTGAACTGCTCTTGAATGTCCGGGGAGATGGCCAGGCTGTTTTCGTCGAGCGTGTTGTTCCACGCGCCCACGCGTTTGAGGGAAGCGTTGTCCTTCCACGGGTCCGCTTTGTAACCGTAGCTGGTCACCTTGCTGCCAGTCGGCGCGCTGGCGTCGGAGAGCGGTTTGCCCTCGAGGATTTTCTTGGCGTCCTCGAGGGTTTTGCGGGTCTCTTGGGGCGGCTTGTAAGTGCTCTCCGGCGAGCTCAAAAACTTGGCTGCGGCGGATGCGGGCGCGTCTTTGCCGAGCCGTTCCTTGAACCAGTTGTTGATTTCGACCTGCCCCCATTCGGGGTGCCGCTTGAGCAGGGCCTCCCCTTCTTGTGTGATTTGAAGCGCTTTCTCGTAGGCCTTCTCGTTTGCCGCCCGGGCGGCGGCGTCTTTTTCTTTGGCGCTCTCCCCCCACCACCAGTGGAATTCACTGAGGTTCGGGTCAATGGGCTTTGAAGAAAGTCCTTTTGTAAATTCCCCGAACACCTTGGCGTGAAGGGCGTTCTTCGTTAACTCTCCGAGCACTTTCTTAGCGCTGGTATTGACCGGGCCTGAGCGGCCGCCGCTCTTTTTCTCAAGCTCGGAAAGGAGCCCCGAGCGGTAATCGCTGCGCATCGTCAACACGTTGCTCATGATGTTGAAACGCTCTTCGCTCGTCGGGTCTTTCGCTGGGTCGTAGAGCTCGATGGAGCGTTGAACCGTGTAGTATTGCTCGAAGCTCGGGGGCGCCGATGCCGTGGCGCGGTCCTCCAGCTTCGAAAAGTAATTCGTGAGCTTCTGCGCTGCGATCGGGTCGAGCGACGGCCCGAAGAACTCTTTGGCGTCGTCCATCGTGGTGATCCGCCCCCCGTCGATCATGTCGATCGTGGCGCCGAACCGTTCGCCGCGCAGGGCGTTGGTTTTGGAGTCTGCGAGCTGCTGGAGCTTGAGCCGCTGGATCTGGGGGATGTCCTTGTATTGCTCCGGGTCGGCAAGCGCTTTGCTGGCCGTCACCGGGTCGGCTTCGATGGCCGCTTGGGCGCGGTTGAACTGCACTAGCTTCTGCGCGTGCTGCTTCATGCCGTCGGCTTGGTCGTCGTAAACCAGCCCCTTTTGGCGCATGACATCGGCTGTGGCGGCTGCCCCTTCCACATCGCCGGAATCAATCTGCGTCTCGTAAAGCCGGGTGTGGGCCTTGGTCGAACGATCAAAGCTTTCGCTGGCGGCTTTGAGGCTCAGGGAGTTGGCGGTTTTGCTCCCGAACTCCACGGAGTAACGCTGAATGACGGCTCTTGCGTCGGGCGAAAGCGCCTTGTCCGCCAAGAGTTCCTTGGTCTTGTCGCCCAGGGATTTTTGCCACCCGGTCGCCCAGGTGTTGGTGTCGGACCCCGGGGCAAGCTGGCTTTGGTAGGCCGTGAAATGTTCGTTGAGCGCGGACTGCGCGCCGATGATTGCCGTGTCGTTGTCCGCCTTGGCTTTCTCGGCGAAGATGTTGCCGAGCATGTTGCTGGTCTGGCTCACTCCACGGGCCAGCGAACGCATCCCTTGCGCGGCGCCGTCGAACGCGCCTTGGCGAATGCCCTCCTCGCGGAGCATGCTTGCGGCTTGGCTAAAATTCGCGCCTCTCCCGGCGGCTTCGCCGGTGGGCATGGCTACGCCCTGGGGAGCGTTCGGGATCGCGGCAATGGGAATGCGTGGCATCGTTAGGGTTTCTTTTTGAACGCGCCTTTGCTGTAGGCGTCGTAAGTTTGGCCTCCCGCCTGGGCAGCGCCCGAGAGCAACGAGCCGTAACCATCCAAGCGGTACCCCTGCGCGGTGGCACGGCCTGAGGCTTCGGTGATCTGGGCTTGGCGGAGCGCGATCTTGTTGCCAGCGGCGGCGGCTTTGTAATTGAGATCCTGCGTGAAAGCGTCATCGAGCAGCCCTGCCCGGGTGAGCTCGCCTTTGCGGGTCAATGCGCGGTTCTCAAGGTCGGCCTTGTATTGGACATCCTGATTTTGAAGCTCGAACAGGCCCGCAGTCTCCGCCAGTTGCGCGAGAGGCGAGCCGCTCATGACCACGCCCGCCTTGGCGTAGCTGGCCCGGGTCTTTGCCATGGCGCGCGCTTTCTCTTCTTGGTTGCGCTGGATTTGAGCCTGCGCCTCCCGGGTGCGTTGGACCGCTTCGTTGTCGATCGCCTGCGTCTGATTTTGCTGGGTCTGGATTGCGGCCTGAGCGCTCAACGCTTGGCGCTGCTGCATCCGCATTTGAAGATCCGCCTGCTGGCGCTGGACTGCGGCGTTGTAGGCGCCGATCTTCTCGCTGTTTTTGGCCTGCTGCTGAGAGGAGTAGTAGGACATCCCGGCCCCGGCGAGGCCCGTCACAATGGATGCCGCCGCCAAAACTCCGGCGGTGATCCCCACTTGTTGCTGTTGCTCCTCAAACGGCTGCCACTGCGCCGGGGCGGGTTGCTCTTGGCTGTGTCTCATGGGCGGGTGAAAAGGGTCAGGTGGGTGATTCCGCTGTCGTTGTTGTGGAACCCGAATTTCTCAAAGGCCCGGATCAATCCCGCGTTTTTGAGCGCGGCGAGGACCACCCCGTAATCGTTTTCAAGCGCCACTTCCTTGAGCGCCCCGAGAAGGTGATTGATGGAGCGGAGGCTTTCCCGCGGGGTGTTGCCGGGGTTTGTGACTGTCCATTCCAGCATCGCCACGCCCACCGAGTTGTCCATGTAAAGCCAGGCGGCGGCTTTCGGCACGCCGTCAAGCTCCACGATGCACCCGAGTTTCGGGAGCATGTCCCGGGGAACGGCTGGCCACCCGTGCGCGGCCCACCACTCGCAGATCATGGGATAATCGGCCTCAAGCTCGATCAACCGGGCAACGTAAACGGGCAGCGGTTTAGTCTCCAAGGACATCATATTTGGGGATCAGCGCGAGCACGGTCAGAGGGAGCGGCTGGGTTTGCCGCACTTGGATGGTGCCCTTGTCTTCGTAGGGCCGCGCAACCATCACGGTCTTGTCTCCCGTGAAGACGGGCGGGCTGCTGCCCATCGGGTCGGCGGTGTCCCGGCTGTAAATGGGGTCCCATTCGCCGTCCTCCACCTCGACCTCGCCGCCGAGGCTCTTGTAGATGCGGACCACCATCCGGTTGACCCGGAACTTGCGGCCTTGCGCGCTCCCATCTGGAAGCTGCCCGGGGTCCAGCGGCATGGGCTTGAGTGTGCTGGTGTAGGGCAAACCGACCGTCACCACGCTGGCGGCTCTGGGCAGGGTGACTTGCCCCCCGGTGACGGTCTGGTTTGGCACCACGGCGCCGTCAGCCAGGATGCTCACGGTCTCGCCGTTGAGATGGCTCAGCCCGGTCACGGTGACCGTGGGCGCGCCGTTGTAGGTTTTCCCGGCGTCCACGTAGAACCAATCCGTCTTGGTCTCCGCCTCCAGCGTCTCCCGATAAGCGGGGTCCATGCGTTCGATGAACCGCACCGGCACCCCGTTGATCACGCGGAGGATCGAACACCACACCTCATCGCCGCCCGTGCCCTCGCCGTAAATCGTGGCCACGCTCTCAAACACCCCGTCGGTCGTGTGCCGATGCCAGCCCACTACGTTTTGGCCGCGTTCGTAGGTCATCCCGGCAAGATTGCCGTCGCCGGTCACCACCCAGAGGATCGCGTCGGGCTGGGCCTGAAATGCAATGTCCGTAATGCCGCCGCTGGTGACATGATCGGCCAGCAACGTCAGATCCGCTGAGACGTAGCCGTCTTTCTCGAACTGGAAAACGAACTCCCGCACCTTCCGCCCCTGTCGCTGAACGAAGAGGGTGACTTCGTTGGCAAGCAACGCCCGGCTGTATTTGCTCCCGAAATGGCTCTGGGGCCGAATGTGGATGCTGCTGGGGGTGATCGCCGCGTCGCTGCTGCTGGCTGAGACGATGTATTCATACCCGGCCGTACCGACGCAGAGCACCTGCTGGCTCACCATCCAGTTGATGGCGTTGGACTCGCTGGATGCGATCGTGAATGCAAGCGCGCTGTCGTCGTAAGTGCCGGAGCGGAACGTCTCGAAATCGTTGATCTTACTGCCCCAGATCGTTTGCGGTTCGGCTGTGTTGCCACCGAAAAACAGGCGCTGCTCGTGCATGGCCACCGTGCGCGGAAACCCCCGGCGCGGGCTCCAACTTCCCTCGGCCCAAAACTCCGTGGCCGTGGTGGCAAAAAGCTCCTTCTTGACCGAGCCAGTGACAACGGTGGGGCTGGTGTAACCCGTGATCTTGACCACGCCATAAACGCCCGCGTCCTGCGCCTCGATGTAGGCCCGGGTGGTAGCCGCACCAGATGTCCACTGGGTGACGTTGATCCGAAGCTCGCACTCGATCGCCTCGTCACCGCTGGTCGAGATGTTCCGGTCGCTGGTCCCGCGAAAGGTTCGGATCGTCTCCCAAGGGCCGGAGCCGTAACGGCGCTGAATGTTGATGGTGGCCTCCCAGGTGCCGTAGGTGCGGAAATCCCACGGGCCGATGACCCGCAGCGCGGAGCTTGCGCCGGTGGATGAAATGGCCCGCTCAACGTAGGCGGTCGTGCGTTTGTGGACGACTTGGTAATAACCGCCCACATCGCCGGCGGCGAACACGGCGGCGGATGCGGTCAGCGTGATGCTGTTGCCGGTCGTGGCGCTCGGGGTGATGGTGGTGGCCGTGGTGTTCTCGTCGCGGAATGCCGGGTAAGCCCAGGCCACCTCTGCCAAGGTCCAGTTGGTGTCCGAGAGCCGGGAAAGCTTGTAAACCGGGTGGCTCGGATGAACGAGATACATCACGTCATTGATCTGCACATACTGAATGTCGTCCAGCTGCTCTTCCAGATACGGGCTGGCGATCTGGTACAACACGCCCGGAGATGTTTCGACCCTCGCGCCGTTGCTGAAAAACCGGATGTAGAACCGACCGAACTCCAGAATGAAATTCGTGGTTGTCGAAAAGTTGAACCCGATCAACCGGACCCGGAGCGGCCCCACGGTGGCGATGTATTCGAACCCGGGGCGGCGGTTCACGCCCCCGTAGGGCATGATAATGAAGTTTTCCAGCGTCCGGCAGGCGCTCGCGTATTTCTCAAGGTCCGGCCGCGACTCCAGCCGCGGGGAAAGTTCGCCGGAATTAAAACTGGGGATGAGTTGAACGGGCATACTAGCCGATGTCGCTCACGAAACGGGCGTTGACCAAGTCGCTCTCCACCCACGCCGGTTTGCGCTTGGGACGGCCTTCTTTTGAATCCTGCGAGGAAGCCAGGTTTTTGAGCATCCCCTCAAACTCCTGCATGAGCTCGGCGGCTTGGGGCCGGCTGCCCGTGAGCGGGGTGACGATGTCGCTCGCGAGCTTGATGGAGAGCGCCTTGATGAAAAGCGGGTCGAACAGGTTCGCGTCCTCCACGCGCGCGGTGTAGAGGATGCGCGCCTCCTCCTGATCGGTGAGAAGTTTCCCCTGCTCCACCACGTAGGGCGGGCGGTTCTCCCCGTTCTCGTAGGCGTTGAGCTGGAGCACCCGGAGGCAGTCTGTCGGGAGTTGATATTGGCAGGCCCAACCGAATGCCGGGGCGTCTGCGAGCCGCGAAAGAGTCGCCCGTGCCGTGGCGAAATTCCACGCATGCGACCGGAGCACTTCGTCGCGCCCCTGGGCGTAGAACAATTTACAGTAACGGGCGGGCTGGGTGGCGTCGTCCAGGGACATGATCCGGATCGAGCCGATTTTCCCCAGTGCCAGATTGCAAATTGTGGTTTCGTCCGAGGCCATAAAAAAGAGGTGCAACCCTGCGGAAAGAGCCTCCACCCGGTTGCGCAGGTGGAGGCCCTGATTATTTCAACCGATCCCGGTTAGGGGGCGATGTAGGTCAACCGGACCCGGATCAATCGGCCCGCCGTGACGGTGCCGGAGCTGAGCGCGATCTTGGCCTTGATGACCTCGTTGCCGGCGGCAATCGCGTAGGGCGTCAGACCGATGGCTGCCGTGGGCGTCACCGCCGTGGTAGCCGCCGCAGTCAGCGAGATGGAGGTTGCGCTGTAGCGGTCGTCGTCGCCGTCGTCGCCCAGGGTGGCGAACGCGGTGCCGGTGCCGCCGCACGCTTCCATCGACACGCGGCACTCCTCGGGGATCAGGACGGACCCGATCGGAAGAGTGGCGATATGCACCAGGTCGTTGGCCGCCCATGCCGCCGTGGTCGTGATAAGCGCGGAGACGTGGCGTTTCTCCCCGCTGGTGAGCGCGGAGTTGTTGTTGCGGCTCGCGAGGGTCCCGAGTGCCGCGTTGGCTTGGATGTCAGAGTTGAATGAAGGCATAGTCTAGATTTCCTTTCGTTGGTGTTCCTATGGACTACGGGGATTGATCGCAGGCGATGCTCACCACCTTGGTTTCCTCCAACCGGGTCGCTCCCAGCCGGGCCACGCTGCGGATCTGAAGCGCGTGGTTCTGGGTCGGGAGAATGTCGGTGTAAACCTGACGCCCGGCGTCCGTAAGCACCACGCCGCTCTTGGCGTAGGCGTAACAAGTGCGCACGTCCGTGCTGGTGTTGAGCGGCAACCGCTGGGAGCGGCGCCATTTGAAGCCCATCCAGCGGTCAATGGTGCCGTCGATCAACGCTTTCACGTTGTTGAAGTCGGAAGACTTCACCTCAGCCACGTTGAGCAGGAGATCGTCCAGCTGCGCTTGGCTGTAAACGAAGATGAGCTCCTCGTCTTCGTCCACGTCGTTTTTCCCAAACTTGCTCTTGGCCTCGATGACTTTGGCGAGGGTCAACCCGCTGTTGGCGGCTGCACCGCTGGCAACAAAGTTCACAGCCACCGCCTGCGTTGGCGCAAACTCGGTGGCAATAACTCCGGTCGGGCCGCTGTAGGCGATGCCGCCCAGGGCGTCGATGATCACCTGGTCGCAGGTGCGCATGTAGGCCATGGCGTGGTTGTTGATGAGCGGGCTGGTGGGCAGCGCGATCGTGCCGAGCAGGTCGTCGTCGAACTCGTCGAGAACGTCCACCGCGTCATAACCCTGCTCGCGCACCCAGCGCTTTGCGGTGGCGGTGTTCTGCGCGCTGGTTTTCTCGGCGCGGCCCGTGATGAGCCGCATCGCGGTCGCGGCCATTTGGTTATAGGATTTCTCCTTGCCGCTGATGGTGTCCAGAGTGACGAACTCTTTGAGTCGGCTCTGTTTCTGCTGAACGAGATGATTCCAATTGGTTGAAAATTCCGTCGGAAAAAAGTCCGGAATAGTAGTGACTGCAGCCATTTAAGGTCCTCCTTTGGAGTGTGTGAGTTTTTGTTCTCCAGCGGCTGGGCGAGTGTCCCGAACGGGGTCGTCGTCGTCTGGTGTTGAGATGCCGCTGGAAGGCTCGCGAGGAGTTGTCTTCCGCTTGCGATTCGAGCAATAGTAACCAAATTTCCCGCGCGCGAGCGGAAAATGAGATGTGCCCCAAAACGGTAAGGGCCCGACCAGCACACACGCGCCGATCGAGCCCCCACCGTGTTCCACCATGGATGTTTTACCCGTGTCGCATCAGGCTGCGGACAAGCTCGACGGTCTCGGCATCGCCCTCCTGATACTTCGCGTAAAGTGGGTTGCTCTTGTCGGTCATGATCGACTTTGCCCGGATCTTCCCGGCCTGGAGCGAGGGAGCAAACTCGCCCGTCACCAGCTTGTCCTCGCTCATCATGCCCGCGAACCGAACCAGCGCCTGCACCACCTTGGGATCGCGCAGCCCGTCGGTGTGCGGGTCGAGTCCGACCGTTTGCGCCACGCGCGCGGCGAGGCTGATGTTCTTGTCGAAGTTCGCGCCCCAGGCGGTTTGCAGCTCCTGCTTCCCGCGTTCGAGCTCTGCGCCGATCATCTTGCCGACTTCCTCGGCCCGAATGGCTTCCTGAGAGAGTTGCAGCGCGGCCAGCTCCTTCATTGCGGCCGCCGGGATGTGATGTTTGTGGGCGATCTCCGCGAACGCTTTGCCGGTGGCGTCGTCCCAGGTCACGCCGTCCGGGAGTTTCTCGGGCTTGAGGTTGTAGCCGTCCACGGTCTCCGGCACGCCCACCGCTTTTCGGTAAGCGGCGATTTCCTCCGGGGTGCTCTTTTCGCCGGGGATGTTTACCGCGGAGCTTTTCTTCCCGAGCAACTGCTGGAGCTCGAAGTGGCTTTTGGCCAGCTCGGGCAAACCCCGGTATTTGGCGAGTGTCTGCTTGGCCGGGTCCAGCTCCCCGGGGAGCCGGTCCAGCCAGCCATCAGCGAAACTGCCGTCGTCCCCAACGTAGCCCCTGGGCGCGCTGGAGGGGCTGGCCTGCGCGGTTGTGGCCGTGGCGGGCGCGGTGGTTTGTGCGGTGGCTGCTGCGGAGTCGGTGCCTATGAGCGTGTCAGACATGGTGGATTAGTTCAGGTGATGTTTGCGGGTTGAAAATCGGGCGACGTATTCCTCCGGGTGATATTGCCGGAGCCATTCCACGTAGGCGGGCGTCTTGTCCCCGGCCTGCGGATCTAGCGCAGGCGGCGGTGGGATCTCTTCGGGCTTCTTTGCAGCGGGCTTCTTCGTCATGACTTCTTCACCCGGGTCTTGGGTGTCTCAATGTTGCCGTCCCCTACCGACGGCGCGGCCAAGATCGACTCGATGTGCAGCAAAACCTGCCTTTGCCCGTCCCGGATCGCCGCGTGGATGGGGTCATATTCACAGTGCCGCCCCCGCTCCTGGGGAATGAAGGCGGGCATGTGCAGCCCGAAAGTCTCCCTGATGTGGTCGAGCACCAGCTTCCCGTCTTCGGTGGCGAACAAGCGCCGGAACGCGTTGCCGATCCGTTGCGCCTTCTTGGCTTTTTCAATCAGCGCCTCGGTCATGCCATGTCTCCCAGTGCCTGCCCGATTGCCGAGTCAGGTTTGATGCTCCCGGCCTTGGCGGCCGCGTTGGCCATCATCTCCGCCTGCTCGGCCTGAGCCTGAGCCTGTTGGTCTTCCGCGCGCGCTTGGCGCATCGCCAGCACTTTCTCAATGGGTAGCATCCAGTCCGCGTTGACTCCGTTGTTGCGGGCCCGGTCCCGTGCGATCCGGTCCCAGTCGTAATTGTCGAGGATCTCCGGCCGCTGCTGGGCAATAGGCAAGGTCATCTCCATGTCCCTGTCGAACGCCGTGTTCTCAAGATTCTTGATGGCGAGCGCGATCCGGCTGTTGTAGGTCACCCGGGGCTGCGCGAGGTAGGCGCCGCTTGCGTCCTGCACCACCACGGATTCGGGCGGAGGCGGGAACAGACCCGCGCGGAGATGGATCGAGAACACCCGTTCAAGCAGCGGGTTGAAAACCTCGGTCGTCATCCGGGCGAACGTGGGCGAGAACTGAATCAGCTTTTCCCCCGAACGCTCCGAGACCTCCCGGGCCGTCATTTGTTTGTCCGTCCGGCTGAACATCTGGAAGAGGTCCACATGGTAAGCCTCCTCGATCGCGTCCCGCTTGACCTTCGCCCGAGCCTCGCCGACGTCATACCGGCCAGCCGTGCCCCACTCCCTCGGGATCGCGTTCGGCATTGCCGCGTTGAAGTAGGTGATGCCGCTTGAGCGCAGGTCGATGTCACCCTCATGCGTGGACGGGACCAGAAACCGGGGAAACGCCTGGAGCTCCGCCAGGGCGTCCAGGTGCTTCTCCAGAAAATTCAACTGCCGCGCCTCGGGAAGCGCCATCCAGCTGGGGCTCCACCCGTAAACCTCGTTCCCCCAGGTCAGGAACCGGGAGGCCGCAAACGGCGATTCGGGATAACCCGAATGCCGCACAACGTGCTTGCTCTTTTTCTCCACGTAAACCGACGCGATCGGCATGTTCTCCGGATCGCTCTTGCGCGGGTCGATCTGCTCCGGGTCGCGCGGGAAAACCCCGTGAATGAACGAGTGCTTCTTGTCCTGCTCCTTGGTGTCCTTGGATTCCAGCGCCTTGCGTAGTTCTGGCGAGAGATTCTCCGCGCCGAACTTCATCGCGGCCTGCCGTGCCGACAGCTCAAACTCCCGGAAACAGGTGTCCACCAGCCCTTCATCGTCTTCGGCGATGCTGTAGCTGCCCACCGGCCAGCACGCGAACGTCACCGGGTTGCGTTTCCCAGGCTCGCAGTAAATCACCGACGTTCCGAACGCGCCCCGGTCCAAGTAAAACTCATGAATGACCGAATAGAAATTCGACCGGCTGAGCGATGCCTGGGCGATCTCTGTGCAGCGTTTGAACCACTGTTTCGCCTCGTCATCACCCTGGATCTCGGGCGGTGCGTCGAAGTTGAACCACGCGCCCTCGTGCGGGGTCATCCAAGAGAGCTTCCCGTTGGCGAGGATCTGGTTTGCCCGGATCGCGGTCCCGTCGAAAAGCTGCTGCTCGTTGCTGGTGTTGGGTTGGCTTTGTGTCCGCGTGATGTTCGCCTTTCGCGGCATCACATACTGCGCAACGTCCTGCCAGAACCCATCCCACACGCTGCGCTCATTGCGCAGCGATTCGCTGCGCTGGATCACATCCGCCCCGAGTTGGGAGAGAGATTCCATCAGCCTAGAAGCGTCTTCTTGCCGTCCGTCGCGGGTTGACCGGGCTTATAGCCGCCCGTCTCCCCGGCCAACAACGTGCGCGCCATGCCGTTCTGCCGGGCGGATTGCCGCCGGGCATCGCGCTCGACTTGATCCACCGCGGGAGAATCCATCTGCGGCGGTGGCGGCGGCGGCGGTGGCGGAGGCAACGGCGCAGGCGTGGGCATCTTGAACTCGTCCTTTGGTGCCTTCGGCGGCTTAGGCATCTGGACCTTGCCGCCCTTGAACCAAGAGAGCGCAGGCTTTGAGTCGGGCTCTGGAGCCGTAGGCGCGTCTTCGCCTTCGAGCGCGAAAACTACTTCCGGCGGGAGAGCGTAGAGAGCCCCGGCGATGAGGACGAAAACAAGAGCGGTTTGGATGAGCATAACCTTTTTACGTGTTTTGCGTAAAAACACCTGATCACGTTCTGTCGCTCAAAAATCACAAACTCAAGGGGAAATGGTTCCACCCGCCAAAACTCCGCCAGGTTCCCCGCTGCGAGGTAAGCCATCCACGCGTCCCACTCCTCGCGAGGGAACACAAACCACGGGTTAACGAGCTCTTTCCTCGGCGCGTTGTGTCGCACGGGTCGCCCCATGATGAACATCGTGGGCGTGCTGAACACGTAGCCGTTGAGCAAGTGCGCCTCCAGATCCTCGCGGAAGGTCCGGGCGCAGTCCTCGCGCTCGTAGACCGCTGCGGCGAGCTCCGCCGGAGTCATCGCAACACCCGGGCACTGCCGCCCCGAAAGCCGGTCAACACTCGGGCGGGCCCGGTGTTCGGTCGGCGCGCGATGGCGGAACGATCGACTACCAACCCGTGTTTGATGGCCTGATGACTGAGGCTGAACGCGTCCGAGAAATGCGATGCCCAATCATGCACGGGGACGTCTTTGATCGTCACCCCGTCGCGCTCCTCCTTGGCGTGGTAGGCGTCCAGCGCCTCGATGCCGTCGCCGCATCCGCTGGCGTTGAAGTGCGCGCGCGGGAAAGCGTCCTGGGCGAGATTGATCCCGTCCCAGACGGAGTGCTGTCTGGGCACAGGCACCACGTTGGCGAGCCCTGCCACCCCCAGCGCCTCCTCCCAGAGCCCGCCATTCTGCGCGGCGGCGTCGTGCGGGATGAAGTGCGCGCCGTAGGCGTAGCGCTTCGCCTTGAGGCAGCCAGCCCAGTCGGCGGGCGTCCTGCGATCCTCTCCGCCGGAGAGTGCTTCGAGGTAGTTGATCCGATCGCCCACAAGCTGCCACACCCAGAGCCGCTGATTCTGCGGGGCTCCAACGTCCCAGCTTGTGTAAACCGGCAACTCTTTGAACCACAGCACATCGTCCGACACGCGGCGCGCGGCCCGTGCGGCTTCCAAGTGGCTCGCGTAGATCGCGCCCGGCCTGCCTACGGCGAAGCTGCACTCATACTCCTGCGCAAACGTGTGCGGAGGCGTCCCTTGCCGGATGTCCGAGAGCTCCGACGCTGGCAAAATCCCCGAGTCACTCGCGCGCAGAATCAGCGTAAACCACGCCGGATCTTTGAGCGCCTCGCTCCACAGCCGCCAAAATTGGTTGCGGCCCTTCGGGGTTGAGATGAACGTCGCCCAGCCGGTGTAATCGCTCAGACAGGGCCGGATGACCGCATGCCATGCGGCCGGGTCGATGTCCGCGTATTCGTCGATGACAACCCCGTCGAAATAGAGTCCCCGCATGCGTTCGTAGGACTCGCCGGAGTAAAGCCGGATGGTTGCCCCGTTGGGTAGCGTCACCTGCAAATCCGCTTCGTTGATGCGCACCCCGGGAATCTGTCCCAAAAACTGCTTGATGTAACTCCAGGCGATGTCCTTGGCCTGATCGCGGGTCGGGGCGATGTAGGCATAACGCAGGGGCGGCCCGGGGCGTGTGTGAGTCAGCGCGCGAAGGATCAGGTCTTGGATGCAGCAGAACGTCTTGCCGCCCCGGCGATGCACCACCATGCACGCCCAGCGCTGCGAGCGTTCCAGGTAGCCACGGAACTGCTCCCGGGGTTCAATCTCAACCGTGATCCGAGCCACTGCGTCCCCCGATTTTTACCGTGATGGTGTGCTCGCCCGCGTGTTCCACCTCGACCTTCTCCCCGTATTTCTTCGGGGCGATCTTGGAGGCCGCCCACTTGAGCGCATCCATGCGAAGCCGTCCAAGCTGCGCGTCTTTCGCCGTGCGCGCCTCTGCCACGATCATCTCCGCGAACGTGTCCGCCTGTTTCGCGCGCGCGTGTGCATAGCTTTCTCTGAGTTGTGGATTTTCCTCCAGCAGCCTGAAAAACGTGGCCGTCGAGGGCATCCCCTTTGTTTTACAAATCTCGATCAGCGTTTTGCCCTCGGCGAGCAGCGCAAAAACTTTCCCGAGCGTCTCGCTTGGGATGTCGTTCCGCTTGATTCGCTTCGCCATGGCTCAAGGTCCTAGTGTCCGATTTCGCCTCGTGTCCAGACCTGTTTTTGCGGCTTTGATTTGGCTCGAAAGGGACAAGGGACATAAACACCCCCCCCTAAAGGGGGGGATGTCCTTTATGTCCCTTTTGTCCCGGACAAGGGACATAAAGGACATAAAGGACATTTGTCCCTTATGTCCCTTATGTCCTCACCTCCTTTTTCGGGCCCTCCATTCGCCCGGCTCAGCCTTCGATTCCTCAATGATTTTGTGGTCTTTCATCTGCTGCCATTTCCTGCGGAATGTCCGCTCGTTCCAATCGTCTTCCTTGGCCCTTTGCAGTAGTTCTGAGTAAGTCAACTGCTCATCCCCGAGTAATTCCAAGAGGTTCTCTGTGGACCACACCTCAACCCGCCCCTTGCGCGCAGGCTCAGCCTCCGGCACCTCGTCCGCCTCTGCGGGTCGCCAGCAAATCGCCCCCGGCTCCTTTGCGTGTGCGATCGACCGGTGATAAATCCGCTCCCCCTCTTCGCCCACCCAACCGGCCCGGGCGCCTCGTTTGCCGAGCACAAGCTGGAAAACCTCATGCGACCCCAGCCCCCGCACGGCCACCACGGCCCGGGCCCAGTTGGCCCACTCGGCGCTACCGCTTCCGAGGTAAGCCAGGTCATTGCCCGCCCACGTCGCCTTTTCCTGCCCGCTGGGCGGCTTGTTGGTGTGATGCACGATCACGGTCGCGCACTCGTATTTGTGGAGGATGGGGTTGAGGCCGTTGCGGAGGAACCCGCCGACAACCTCCTGGGATTTCACGTCCCCGCCGATGTAGGCAAGCGCCGGATCCAGCCAAAGAAGGTCCATCTGCGCGGACGCCGCAATCGGCTCCACCACCTGGGAGAGAAACGCATCCCCGCTCAGGGTGTCGCAAGTGTGTACGCTCACGTTCGCCAAGGCCGTTGCCTGCTCCTGCGCAGACAGACCGAGCCCCCGGATCACGCCGTCCCGCATCTCTGCGAGGTCGCCGTCGTCGTTCTCCGCTTGGATGAGAACCGAACGCAGGGGCCGCGCTGGGCGAAGCCCGAAACATTCTCGGCCCAACGCCCAGAGGATCATGCATTGCATGGAGAGGCTGGATTTCCCGATGCCCGAGGGGCCCACCAAGAGCATTCCCCCGCCCTTGCAGAGAAACCGGTCCTTGATGAGCTCGTCCTCGTTGCCCGTTGGACGCTCCAAACTGGCCAGCGGCCGGGTAAGCACCGGGGCGGCCGGTGTCGGCTTCTTCTTGGCCTTGGCGACGATGTCCCCGGGGCTGCCCTCGGCGAACCATCCGCAGTATCCGCACCGGCACGCCCCCTCGACCACGTCCAGCGGCTCAGGCTCCGGGCAGGACGGGCAAACAAACGTCAGCGCGCCGTTGCCAATGCTGGCCGACGCATAGAGATCCGCAGCGCGCCAGGCGTGGTAGAGCTGCTCTTCAAAGGTGGTTGGGGTGGTGGTGGACATTGGAAAAAGGGGTCGAAAAAGAAAACTTCTTGGCGGACTTCCCCGGGGGTCTCCCATCCGGGAGGTAAATGGGCTTCCGGAGCGGGCGGAGCGGATCGCACCCCTCCGGGGAGCCGGACCAACTGGCACCGGGTCCAAGTGGCCGGGTCCGCGCCCAGGCGGACGGCCTCGGTCATCAGTTCCCGGGCCTGCTCGTCGCCATGGCAGGGCCCATACCAGCCATGGAGGGATTTGCCGCCCGAATGCACAGCCAAACGCAACTGGGGCCAGCCCAGTGCCTCGGCGACGGCCTTGAGATACCAATGGAGCGCCGCCTGTTCATCCAGGGAGCCGGAATCGAACTCCACCACCAGCCAGCGCCGGGGCCCGGTGTTGTCTAACGAGCGGTGAGTCAGTCGCCCATCGAGGCCGCGCCCGCTGGTGCCGGTCATGGGACTGGGGACCACCAGCCCGCACCCGTCGGCCTCGCCCCAGCGCGCCCGGCTCCGGGTCCGTGCCGTGCCGGGATGCCCGGTGGCCAGGCAAAGCCATTCCGCATCGGGCAACAGAGCACTGAGCCACTGCATCGAGCTCTGTTGCGGCGGCTCCACCGGGCTGAGGTGGAAAAGATCCACCAACCCGCCCACGCCGTCGCGTTTGGATGCCGCCACCATGGCCGCCCGGTGGCCGGACTCCGCTTTTGGCCAGCGCTCCCCGCTGGGGGCCCGCCGGGGAGCCTTCTCTTGCAAGTCCGGCGCATCCTTCGCAACCGGCGCCTGCCACGCGATCTCCCGCGAATTGGCAACCGCGTCCCGGATCTCCCGGGGCGTCACCCTGCGGGCCGCTCCGGCGGTTGCGGCAGTCAGGGCCGCTTCGATGACCGGCCCGGGCATATGGGCATGGAGTTGACGGGCGACCGCGAACAGCCAGGCGTGAATCCCAGCGCCCGCCGTCGGCGGAGACGCGAGCTTTTCCACCAGCCATTGAGGGAGACTCATGACGCCACCCCCGCGAGGATGTCCTCGATATGCACCCCGGCTTGTTCGCGGTAACCGCGCCGGATCACCGGACCGAGCACGGGAAGAAACCCCTCGAACGCATCCGCGCCCGCCTGCGAGCCGTAAACAAACACCATCCGGTTTCCCCGCTCCCAGGCGATGGCCAGAAGCGCCCCGCGCAGGTTGATCTCAAGCCCCGCGTTGGCAGGCACTTGGCTCAGAAGCCACCCCGTCGCCGCTTTTACCCCGGGCGTGTCCGCAGAGTGTTGGCTCATGACCGGCCCCCGATCCGCTGGCCGATCACATAACCGGCCTGTTCCCTGGTCATGAGCTCCGCATTCGGGTTGCCCAGTCGGCGCAACAGCATGACCTGCTTCGGAGTCGCCAGCCCCATCGCAGAGCGGTGGCTCAGCCGGTCAATGAGCTTGGCCGCGAACCCGCGAGTCATCCGCTCGGTCCAGATCCCCGCGCGCGAAAGCACGGCGAGCTGATTCTCCGTGGGCGGCTCCTCCTCCCAGGGCATCGTGGGTTCGTATTCCTCAAGGTCGCTGTCATGGATACCCACCGCCCACGCGAGCGGATCCACAAGCCCCTTCGGAGCCTTGCGGTTTTTCGCAGCCTCCTCCAACTGGGCAGCGAGGGCCTGCTCCACATCGACCTTGGCGCGCGCCTCGGCGTCGAGGATCTCCGCGCCTGCGTCGAGGTGCGCTTGGAGCGCCTTCTTGTGGGTCTCGTTGGGCGCGGAAATGTCCGCTGGCTGACAGAGGGACAGGTCTCCGCTCAACCAGAGCGGGTCCAAGAGTAGGCAAAACTCCTTGCCCGGCGCAGTCCGCGTGCCCCGGCCCACGATCTGACAATAAAGGGCCCGGCTCTTGGTGGGCCTCAGGCACAGAATACAGTCAATGTCTGGTCTGTCGTAGCCTTCGGTAAGCAGCATTGCATTGCAGAGCGCGGTGCCAGGCCCCGCCGTGCGGAACCATTCCAACCGTTGCTCACGGTCCTCGCTGCCCCCGTCCACGTGCCGGGCGTCAATCCCCTCCTCCGCCAGCGCCTCAGCGAATTTCTCGCTGACATCGCATCGAGGGAGAAACACCAATGTTTTCCGGTCCCAGATCTCCGCAGCGGCAGCCCGGGCGACTTCACGCAACCGAGGCTCCAGCAGACTGCTGGCAACGTCTGCGGACAGGTCCGCCCCGCTGCGCAGCTTGATTGAGCGGGCGTCAATTTCGACAGGGAGTCGAAGGGCCCTCAGATTGCAGAGGTGCCCAGCGCCGATGAGTTCCAGCAGACCAATTTCAAACGCGACGTTCTGGTAAAACGCCCCGAGCGATTTGCGGTCGGCCCGGTCCGGGGTGGCAGTCACACCCAAAACACGCGCCCCGGCAAAACGCCCGAGCACCTCCTGCCACTCGTCCGAAAGACTGTGATGAGCCTCGTCGCAGATGATTAGATCAAACGCGTTCGGCGCGTACTTGTGCAGCCGCCGCCGGACACTCTGCACAGACCCCACAACCACCCCATGCCCAGGCATGGCCGTGGATGCGCCCTGTTCGACCGCGGCAAAGATCCCCGTGGCGGCGTGCAACTTCTCGGCGGCCTGTTTCACCAGCTCCTCCCGGTGCGCCAGGATCAGCGTGCGGCCCTTCTCAGCGGCGGCGATGTGGGAAAAGATCACGGTCTTGCCTCCCCCGGTCGCAGCGATGCCGAGCTGCCGCTGGAACTGGCTCCAACCGGCCGCCACGGCGTCCACAGCCCGCTGCTGGTAGGGGCGGAGCGGCATTGAAAGCGAGGCGCTCATTGCGAGCCCTCCTTCTCAATGAGCGGGCGTGCGTCGAAAACGTGCTCGACGGTTCGTGTAGGCTCGCCCCAAACAGTGGCTGTCAACGTGTCAACATGCCACTTTACGTCAACGGCATTGAAAAACTCCTGCGAGGCTTGGTTGTTGACAAAGAGCGTGGCCCGGTCGCAATCAATACCGGGCAACGGACCGTTATACCCTTTCGGGATTTTCATTAGGACCCTGCCTTCTCGCTCAAGGATAAGCTCCACCTCGATCACGTCGAAGTCGTCCTCGTTCGCCTCGCTCATTGCGCGCCCTCCTTCTCCCTTACACATGTGGTAAATTTGGCAGCGTTCGAGCGCATCCGTCTCCGGTGTTGGTCGGTCACTCATTGCGCGCCCCCTTCCTC